TACCAGCAGACCTTACCCCCGTAATTTATTTTACCTAAAACCCTTGCACAACGGGAAAAAAGGAGTAATATTTGGGTATGACATCTTGCCAAAAATTCTGTAAAAAATGTAATGCCGAAACTGAAAGATATAAGGACGGTAAATGTAAAATATGTATTAGAACGAAAAATAACGCCTGGGCTGCAAAAAACAGAGAAGTTCGTAACGCTAGGTGCCGAGAATGGAACGCAAAAAATGCAGACGCAAAAAGGGCCACTAACGCTAGGTATAGGGCAAAACACCAAAAACAAATAAATGAACGCAGAAAAGCTAAACGAGCTTTAAACTCTAGTTTAGAACGCAATAAATCGGCTAAACGCCGGGCAGCGAAAGGCAATTTACCAAAAAACATAATTGCTAAGCTTTTGATAAAACAACAAAATAAATGTAGTTGTTGTGGGGGCCCGCTTGGAAAATTATTCCATTTAGACCATATTGTGCCTATAGCTCGTGGTGGGGCAAATACAGAAGACAACGTTCAATTACTTTTACCCCGGTGTAACCAACAAAAATATACATTAACTATGGAAGAATTTTTACAAAAAAGAAGGAATAATTCGTTGCATATAGAAGTAAAGAGTGATATAAATACTGCATTAGGGTAACTAATCCGTCAAACTACTCCCAACCCTAGAGTAGACGCTTACACGATTGACGGGTTGATCTTTGTAAGAAGGACAATTTATTATGACTCAAGCAACTACCTCAGCCATTTGGCGTTCAACAGGTGGCGATCAGACTCGCACCGCAGCAGCAGGCTCTATGATGATGAGCCAGCCTTTCTACATTGCCAATATTGCTGCAACAGGCAACGTAGTCGTAAACTCTACTCAAGCTAATACTGCAGTTATCCTCCCAGCAGGTGCTGTTGTTACTGCCGTTACTATCAGCTCAGTAGCTACAGGAACTGTAGACTTAGGGTTTACCCCACTAATTGGTGTTGGTCCTGGCCAAACTACTACTTTAGGCACTAAAGTTCCACAAGGACTATTGGCTAACGCATCTACAGCTGCTCGTGTAACTGTTGCTACTGGTGGTACAGGTGGCGGCGCTTCTTTGGGCAACATTGCTAACGCAACTAATTTGGTTACTGTTGTTTCTACTGCAAACACTGGCACTACTGGTTCAGTTAACGGCATCATTACCTATTTTGTAGCTGATCCTACATTTGGCGAAGAAAACGTTTAATTAATCTTGGGGGACTTCGGTCCCCATTAAATCTTTAGGAGATTAATTATGACAATGCAATATGATGTAAAGTCAGCTTACTCTGGTACTTTCCCAGCGCAACTATACACTGGGCCGTGTCGTTTAAAACAGATGGTATTGGTAGGTACTGGCACTGCTGGTACGCTAACTATATATGATGGTACGGATAATACTGGCCCTATAGTTTGGCAACAAAAAACTTCTAGTGGTGTACAGCCATTTCAAGTCTTAGTTCCCGGCGAAGGAATTAAATGCAACACGGGTATTTATGTTGCGGTTACGAACATTACTTCTGTAACTGTTTGTTATGGCTAAGAAAACCCCATCTCTCGCAGTTGGGCGTGGTGAGAAACTACCAGTCTCGAAAGGGGCTGGTCTCACTGCTAAAGGCCGTGCTGTTTACAACAAAGCTACAGGTAGTAATTTAAAAGCCCCACAACCTGAAGGCGGTGCTCGAAAAAAATCTTTCTGCGCTAGAATGTCAGGAATGCCAGGTCCAATGAAAGATGAAAAAGGTCGCCCTACTCGTAAGGCAGCTAGTTTAAAAAGATGGAAGTGTGGTACAAAATGAAAGATCCATTTGAATATTTAGACGAGGCTAGCAAGCACATAATTGATGCGCTATCTCTTGTTACTGTAATAGGAACATTAATTGATATGCTGCCCTCAGTCGCCGCTGTATTTACTATAGTCTGGACGGCTATTCGCATTTACGAAACCAAGACAGTTCAAGGCTGGATAAGGAAAGAAAATGCCGAGTAAGTCTAAAGCTCAAGCTCGTCTTATGGCTGCAGCCGCACACAACCCTGCTTTTGCTAAAAAAGTTGGTATTCCTACGTCTGTGGCTAAAGAGTTTAATGTTGCCGACAAAGGTAAAAAGTTTGGTACAGGCGGTGGCGTTGGCATTACTCGTGGTGGTCAGCAACAAATCAATAAACAGCAAACAAGATTTGGTAGCGTTCTTGGCAATGAGAAGAACGTGCCTAATATTAACTTAAACAAATATATTGGTAAGAAAGAAGGCGGCATGGCTAAGAGCGATATGAAAGAAGATATGAAGGCTGATATCAAACAAGATAAAGCCATCGTCAAAAAAGCATTTAAAATGCATGATAAGCAAGAACACAAAGGCGGTAAAGGTACCGACTTGTCTAAACTGAAAGGTGGCGGTATGACTCGCATGGCTTCTAAGGGTGAACACCCAGTACAAAAACAATCTAAACGTGGTGCTGAAGTAGTTAAGATGGCTAGCGGCGGCTTAGCTTCCGGACATAAATCTGCTGATGGCTGCGCTGTTAAAGGTAAAACCCGTGCTATGCGTCCAGAGATGTGTGGCGGCGGTATGGCTAAGAAAAAGTAATGAAGCAAATAGAAATGGACCTGGATCGCCCAGATGTTGCTGAAGCTAAGGCTAAAGTAAGGGAGATGGCTGAGCAGCACCGTGCGGAAAAAGCCGCAGAACGTGCTAAGCCAGAACCAAGTTCACGTCCAATTCCAAGCGCAACGGACCCTGAGTCTGTACTAGGTCCAAGAAAAGGTGGTGGCGGTGGCGGAGGTATGGGTACGGGCAAAATGAACCGTGACATTTCTAAGAACTACAAAAAAGGCGGCACAGCTTCTTCACGTGCTGACGGATGTGCTGCAAAAGGTAAAACCAAAGGAAGAATAGTATGAGAGCTTCTCGTGGTATGGGCGATATAGCCCTTTCTAAAATGGGCAAGCCAGTAGTTAAGGCTCGTCGAGATAATACCGACTTTACGCAATACAAAGAAGGCGGCGAAGTTTGGGATAAGCCACGTCCAAAAGGATTAGGTAAACCAAAGAAGATGTCTTCTGAAAAGAAAGCTAGTGCAAAAGCAATGGCTAAAAAAGCAGGCCGACCATATCCAAATTTAGTGGATAATATGAGGGCAGCAAAGGGTAAAAAGTGAGCTGGGCCGTCCACCTATGCTTAATAAATGGCGTAGCTGTAGGTATTGAAGTTGTAGATGATTACGAAGATACTTGGGTTATTGTTATTGATTTATTCATACTACGGATTGGAATAGAAATTGAAAAACATGCTTGAAAGATTCTTTTATTGGCTTGGGTATATCCCAAAGCAGGACTTTGAATTCAAGATTGAATTTGAGCAGGATGCGGCTTGGCCTTTTCCTGTAGAAAAGCCAGCTAAAAAGAAGCCGACTGTAAAGAAAGCAACTACTCGCACAGCTAAAAAACCTGCTGTTAAGAAGACAACAAAGGCAAAATAATGGCTACTACTGGCTTAACAACGTTTAACTTAAACATGAATGACCTCGTTGAGGAGGCGTTCGAACGTTGTGGCTCACAGCTTCGTTCTGGTTATGATTTCCGCACGGCTCGCCGTAGCGTGAACTTGCTTACTATTGAGTGGGCAAACCGGGGTATTAACCTGTGGACAGTAGAGCAAGGTCAGATTTTAATGAATACCGGGCAGGCTATTTATCCTATCCCTGTAGACACTATTGACCTGTTAGATACCGTAGTACGTACTTATAACGGCCAAGGCACTAATCAGATTGACATTAATATCAGCCGTATTAGCGAGTCTACTTACTTAACAATTCCAAATAAAAACGCATATGGCAGACCAATTCAGGTATACATTAACCGCCAAACAGGTAATATCGCTTCAATTCCACAGACTACATTAGCTGCCGGTTACCCAATATCTGCTACTGATACTACGATTACATTAACTGATGTTTCTAAGCTGCCTACTCAAGGCTTTGTCAATATTGGTAGTGAGACTATTGGTTATCAGAATATTGTAGGCAATCAGATTTTGAACGCTTGGCGTGGTCAAAACGGTACAACCGCTACTAGCCATGCAGCCCTAGCCGACGTATATGTAAACAACCTGCCTTGCGTAAACGTTTGGCCGACCCCTAATTCACCAGGTAATCAGTACACATTCGTTTACTATCGCCTCCGTCGTATGCAAGATGCCGGTGATGGTACGCACACAGAAGACATTCCTTTCCGCTTAGTTCCAGCTATGGTCGCCGGACTTTCTTATTATTTAAGCATGAAAGTTGAGGGAATAGATCCAATGCGTGTGGCAGCGCTTAAGGCTGAATATGATCTGCAATGGGATTTAGCTTCTTCTGAAGACCGAGAAAAGGCTGCGTTACGAGTTGTTCCACGCAACATGTTCTACTATAGATAATGCCAAATAAGTTTTCTTCCGGTAAATATGCAATTGCCGAATGCGATAGATGTGCGCAGCGGTATAAGCTATCGGAATTACGGATTCAAATCCTTAAAACTAAGCCTTATAAAGTAAAAGTATGCAAAACATGTTGGGATCCTGACCAACCTCAGTTATCATTAGGGCTATATCCGGTTAATGATCCACAAGCCGTACGGGAACCAAGACCAGATGTAAGCTACTATATGGGTGGAACAACCGGGATACAAACTAACCCGTACGATTCAAACCCTAATAATGTAGACGATTTTGGTTATCCAACAGACGGTAGTAGGCAGTTTCAGTGGGGGTGGGCGCCAGTGGGTGGGGCTACGGAGTTTAGTAGGTCTATAACTCCAAATAGCTTGATTCCGGTAATAACTATCGGTACAGTAACAGTATCAACAACTTAGGAGTTCAAAATGACATTTAGAAAAGCAGCCGACGGCATTACCAAACAAGGTAAAACTAAAGGTAAAAACTTGGGTGATTCCGGCCCAACAGCAGCCATTCAAACTGGCGGCAAGAAAACTTCCGGCGTAACAGGTAAAGCTATGCGTGCAGTAGGTCGCAACATGGCCCGTGCCAACTACCAAAAGTAAGGTTAATCATGGCTACAAATAAAACAGTCAAAGCAGCCCCAGCGGGTAGCTATCCTTTGGGTCACGCCAAAGAAAACAAAGACGCTAGTGCATATACTGGCTTTGTATTTCCATCGGGTGGTGGTAACGATATTGGTGTTTATAAGCAACCAATGCAAAACCCAGTTGCTGCATCTAAAGATGTAACTGCTATTAGTGGTAACCCAATGGACACGTTTAACATTGCCGTTGCTGGTACTAATAAAGGTAATTACGCTGCCGAAAACAAAAACGGTGAAAAGACTATGCGTGGTTATGGCGCAGCTACCAAAGGCATTAAAACAAGAGGACCAATGGCGTAATGGATATGCAAACACCAATTAAGCTAGATGTAACATTAGATGAAGTAAACGGAATTATGACTGCATTGGGTGAATTGCCAAGCAAGACTAATGCGTTTATTTTAATAGCTAAAATCCGTGCGCAAACAGAATCCCAGCTACCTAAAGAAGAACCAAAAGCTGAATAATGAACTACGAAACGTTATATAACTCAATCCAAGCTTATGCCGAGAACACTGAACAGCTGTTCGTGGCTAATATTCCTGTATTTGTACAAGAAGCTGAAGAACGTATATATAACTCAGTTCAATTACCGTCTTTGCGCAAAAACGTTACTGGCACACTAACTGCTGGCAACCAATACATCTCTTTGCCTGATGATTGGCTTTCTAATTTTTCATTGGCCGTTATTGATTCGGATAATAGGTATAACTATCTTTTAAATAAAGACGTTAACTACTTGCGTGAAGCGTATCCAGCAGTTGTTTATAGTGGCTCTACCTACCAAGGCACTCCAGGTGGGGTGCCAGCATACTATGCTTTATTTGGTTCCCAGCTGTCTAACGTGAATGAAATGACCTTAATGGTTGCTCCAACACCCGATGACAACTATGTGGTTGAGATGCATTATTACTACTATCCGCCTACTATTGTTCAAGGCCAAATTACAAGTGTAGGCACTTTAACTGCCGGATCGCTATATACCAACGGTGTATACCAAAATGTGGCCCTAACTGGCGGCTCTGGAGCTAATGCTACTGCAGATATTGTTATTTCTGGTGGCGTCGTTGTTTCTTGCACATTAAAGTTTGGCGGTAATTTTTACGTGGTAGGAGACATACTTTCATGCTCTTCTCTTGGCTCTACCGGTAGCGGGTTCTCGGTAACAGTAAGCGCAGTATCCAACACTACAGGCACAAGCTGGCTTGGCGACAATTACGACCCAGTCCTTTTTTATGGCGCTATGCGTGAGGCTATGCTCTTTATGAAGGGTGAACAAGATTTAATTGGGTATTACGAATCCAAATACCAAGAAGCTTTACAACAACTTAACCGTCTTGGCACCGGACTTGAGCGTGGTGACGCTTATCGTGATGGTCAGGCTCGTATTAAGGTTAACCCATAATGTCTATTGTTCAAGGCGCTACTACGACGTTTATGCAAAATTTGCTTAACGGCGATGAAAACTTTACTACTGGTAATTACTGGATTGCGTTATATAACGCTAACGCTAATTTAGACCAAACAACTACTGCTTATACAACACAGAATGAAATTACTGGTACTGGGTATTCCCCTGGCGGCCAAGCTTTAATTATCACAGTTACGCCAACTATAGATAATCAGTACAACACGGCCTATATTTCGTTTGCTAACGCTGTTTGGGATCCTGCATCCTTTACTGCTAGAGGGGCCTTGGTATACAATTACGATACAAACGCAGCATGTTTTATATTGAATTTTGGGTCTGACAAGACCTGTACAAATAGTTTTACAGTGCAGTTCCCAGCAGCGACTAGTACGTCTGCTATTTTATCAATTAGCAGTTACACAAGTGCTAACATTATTAGTTCTGGAGATTAATTATGCATAAAGAAACAGGAAGCTGTGGCGATTACGCTGTAGCTACATTACAGGCCAACGCAAACATCCCTGAAGGTATGGGCGTTGAAGGCTTTTACCACGTTGAATGTCGTGACGAAAACGGCAATTTAAAGTGGGCTGAAGAAGTTCCTAACCTAGTCGTTGCCGTTGGTAAACAGCTATTGCTTGATACTTTACTGCGTACTTCTGGTACTTATACTACTGTTGGACCATTCCTTGGTTTAACAAACGCAACATTAACACCAGCAGCTACAGACACCATGACAACTTTGGTTGGCGGTGGCAAAGAGTTTACTAACTACACAGTTGGTGGTTCAGCAGTTCGTGGTACAGCAGTGTTTGCTGCGGCCACATCTACAGGTACTACACCATCTAACGTAACAACTTCGGCAGCTACTGCAATTACTTACACCATTACTGGTGCGGGTGGTACTGTTTATGGTTGCTTCTTGGTAACTGGTTCTGGCGCTGTATCCACACAGTCAAGCACTGCAGGAACTTTGTACTCTGAAGGTAACTTCTCTACTGCTAAAGTTACAACTGCTGGTGATACTGTTTCGGTTTCGTACAGCACAACTGCGACGTCTTAATTTTAAAGGCGTTTGTGTTCTACACTTATGCGCACTATACACCTGAAGGCCGTTTATTCTATATAGGTAAAGGTCAAGGGAGACGTGCGTATACGTTTCATAAGCGTAACAATTATTGGAACCATGTTGTAGAAAAATATGGCAAACCAGATGTTCAGATACTTGCAAATTGGAATACCGAAGAAGAAGCATTTGACCACGAAGTATTATTGATTGATTGTTTTAAAGAACTAGGACATAAACTAGTTAACTTAACTGATGGTGGTGAGGGTCTTTCTGGGGTAGTTGCATGGAATAAAGGAAAGACAGGTCAAGTTGCATGGAATAAAGGCGTACCTTGTAGAGAAGAAACCAAGTTAAAACTTAGCGTAACCAATATGGGCCATGCTGGACATAAACATACTGAAGAAACAAAAAGTAAAATACGAGCCGCCAATATTGGAAATACAAAGCCATTAAGATATAAAATTATTGGTACTAATAAAGAAACAGGTAAGCAAGTTTTTTTACTAGGAACAAAAGCTATAAAAGCGGCTGGATTTAGCGCAATTACTGTAAGAGAATGCGCTAGGGGAATACGAAAGTCCCATAAAGGCTATAAGTGGTCTAGAGAATTATTGGAGAATAAGTAATGGCTTTAGTTCTTTTAGATAGAGTACAGCAAACTGGGGTGGCTAATACAACCGTAAGCTTTACATTAAGCGGAAGTGTTACAGGGTATCAGTCCTTTTCCGTTGTTGGGAACGGTAATACTACATATTATGGAGCTACAGACACCTCTGGTAACTGGGAAGCTGGTATTGGCACGTATGCTACGGGCGGAACTTTAACCCGTACCACTATTCTTGCTTCCAGCAACTCAGGCTCTGCGGTTACATTTAGCGGCACAGTTACTGTATTTTTAACTTACCCAGCAGAAAAGTCTGTAAACCTAGATAGTTCTGGAAATGTTAGTGCATTAGGAACAATTGCTTCTGGAACTTGGAACGGCTCTACAGTTGGTGTTGCTTATGGCGGTACAGGAGTAACATCTTCATCTGGCGCTAACTCCGTAATGTTGCGAGACGCAAATCAAAACGTATCTATTAACAGACTTAATCAAAGTAGTACAACAACTACCGCTGCAGGTACTACAACTACTTTAACTGCAGCATCTACTTTTAGTCAAATATTAAACGGTACAGGTGGCCAAACTTTTAGATTACCCGATGCTACCACATTAACCAATACAACCACTTTTGAATTTAACAATAATGCTACTGGCACTTTAACTATTGTTGATAATGCTTCTGGCGCTGTTGGAACAATTTCTTCTGGTGGTGCTGCTGCTATTGCTTTGTTATCTAATGGAACTATTGCCGGTACATGGGACGTTCATGCTTATATTCCTGAGAACGTACAGTGGGGTACAAATTCTTTAGCCTTAGGTTCTACTGTGATTACGGGCGGTACTTGGCAAGGCGGTACTATTGCTTCTGGCTATGGCGGTACAGGTCTAACTACATTCTCTGCAGCTAATAATGCTATTTACTCTACGTCTTCTTCTGCTTTAGCTGCAGGTACTTTACCCGTCGCTGCTGGCGGTACGGCTGCTACTTCTTTTACAGCAAATGGTGTTATATACGGAAATGGTACAAGCGCATTAGGTGTTACTGCAGCTGGAACAACAGGTCAAGTTCTTATTGCTACAACTAGTGGCGCACCTTCCTGGGGAGCTATTCCCACAACTGCTGCGGTTACTTCATTTTCTGCAGGAACTACAGGTTTTACCCCATCTTCTGCAACTACAGGCGCAGTAACTTTAGCTGGTACATTAAACGTAGCTAATGGCGGTACAGGTCTAACCAGCGTAACGGCTACTTATATTCCTTACGGAAACGGTACAAGTGCATTAAGTACGAGTTCTAGTCTTACTTTTGCAAGTAGCACTTTAACTGCTCCAATCGTAAGTGCCAGCAATGGACTTCATGTAAACTCTGCAACTGTTTCAGCTAGTTATTCAATTCCTAGCGGTTCTAATGCAATGTCAGTAGGACCTATTTCTGTGGCTAGTGGACAGAGTGTGACTGTTGCATCAGGTAATCGTTGGGTAATTCTTTAGGAAAAATATGTCAAGCGTAATAATTTCTGGCGATACAAGTGGTTCTGTCACACTTTCAGTACCAGCCGTAAGCGGAACAAACACAGCTACTTTACCAGCCGCTACTGGCACAGTAATGGTGTCAGGTAATCAACCAGCGTTTAGTGCTTATGCAAATGCAATCCAAAACATTTCAAATGCTACTTGGACAAAAATTCAAATAAATACTAAAGAATTTGATACTGCATTAGCTTATGATGCAACAACAAATTATCGTTATCAGCCCTTAGTAGCTGGTTATTATCAAGTTAATGTAGCAAATTATTTTTCAGGAAGTGCTGTAACTGGATTTGGATTTTTGGGAATTTATAAAAATGGCACAATTTATAAACAATCATTATTTTTGTATTCCGCATTAAGTGGAAATTTAGGCGGTGGAAGTATGCCAACTGAAGTATATTTAAATGGTTCAACAGATTATATTGAATTTTGGATGTATCAAAATACAGGTACAAGTCAACCAACAGCAAGCGGACAATCAGCTTCTTGGTTTAATGCTTGTTTAGTAAGGGCTGCATAATGACTTTATACGACAAAATTATGGCTCTATATCCTAGCCTTACACAACAGGATTTCCTAACTGTAATCACACTTCAGAATGATTCAGACGGCAAAGGCGATTACATTGCTTCTTGGAATCATCCTACCCTAGCTAAACCAACAGATGAGGAATTAGCATAAGTGCAAGGACAAATTTATCTTGTGTCCAATAAGCTGAACGGCAAGCAGTATGTTGGTCAGACAATCAATCCGCATCTGCCGATTGGTCATGGTCGCATTTTAAAAAGTGCTTACAAACTACATGGTAAAGAAAACTTTACCTATGAACCAATTTGCAAAGGTATTACCAATAGAGCCAGTTTAAACGCCATAGAACGCTTTTGGATTAGCGTTGTAGGCACAGTAGTACCCAACGGCTACAACATTGATTTAGGCGGTTCTGAAGGCTCTGTATGGACAGAAGAACGCAAAAAAGCCGTTAGTATTGCTCGTACTGGTAAAAAGCTAAACAGACCGCTTGGTAGCAAGTCAGGTATGAAAGGTAAGGCTTATCCTGAAGAAGGTAAGCGTAAGCTATCTGAAGTTATGAAAGGTAATAAGTTCTCATTGGGTAAGTTTCCAAGTGAAGAAACCAAAGCCAAAATGTCAGCTAGTCAAAAAGCACATTGGGAAAAAGTTGGAAGCCCAAATAAAGGTCGCAAAGCATCAGAAGAAACTAAAGCCAAAATGCGAGCCGCAAGAGCAAAGAGAATTTATACTGATGCAGATAAACAAAAGATTAGCGAAGCTGTTACCGCTTGGCATAAACAACGCAAGGAACAACAATAATGGCTTATGGGCAAATTAACGCAGACCAAATAAGTACAAGTGTCAGCGGTTACTCTTTAGGGGCTGGTAATTCAAGCCTTATGAAGAATAAAATCATAAACGGAAGCATGGTTATTGACCAAAGAAATGCTGGTGCGGCAGTAACTCAAACAACTTCAGGCGGTGTATTTGGATGCGATAGATGGAATATTTATGGTACTGTAACTTCTAAATTTTCCGCACAACAAGTATCTACTGCCCCTGCTGGCTTTGTAAATTCATCAAAAATATTATCTTTATCAGCCTATTCTTCAGGTTCTTCTGAACAGTTTATTTTTAGACAACTCATTGAAGGCTACAATGTTGCCGACCTTAATTGGGGAAGCGCAAACGCTAAAACAGTAACAATTAGCTTTTGGGTTCAATCTTCATTAACAGGCACATTTGGCGGTTCTGTATTAAATAGCGATGCAAGTCGTTGCTACCCATTTAGCTTTACTATTTCTGTTGCTAATACTTGGGAATACAAATCCGTAACAATCGCTGGCGATACAACTGGCACTTGGCTGACAACTAACGGAATTGGCTTAAATCTAACATTTAACATGGGTTCAGGCTCTAGTTTGTTAGGTACTGCTGGAGTATGGGGAAGCACTTATTACACAGGTGTTACTGGTAACCAATCTATTGTAGGAACAAGCGGAGCAACTTTCTACATTACTGGTGTTCAACTAGAAGTAGGTAGTTCTGCTACTGGTTTTGAGTATCGTGTTTACAGTACAGAGTTAGCTAATTGCCAGCGTTACTATGAGTTAATTGGTGATGTAGTTGGCGGTTCAACTGCACAATCATTTTTTGGTGATTCTTATACATCTGGCGGTTCTACAGCACAAGTAAATTGGGTTTATAGGCAACAAAAAAGAGCCGCACCTACTGTTGCATCTTACGGAACTTACACTTATGTAAATGCAACTGGATTAACATTTACTGGAAACAATAGTATTTTGGGTGTTTGTATTTTGATTCAACCAACAAGTTCTTCTGCTCAAAGGTCTTTCTTTTATCCTAATGCGGCAAGCGGAGTTTCTGCTTCAGCGGAGTTATAAAATGTTTAAATTATTTAAAAATACTTTAACCAATGAAACAAATACAATTATTCGTTTAATTGACAACGCTTACATCCCTATGGATGAAGCCAACACAGACTACCAAGCCTATTTAAAGTGGTTGGATGAAGGCAATACACCATTG